GTTCTTGCACCAGTAAAGGGATTGTTTACACAAATCTTTGATTTTATAAAAACTGTCATACTAGGTAGAGTTGTATTTAAGATCCTTAAGTGGATGGGTGATCCAGAAAATAAAGAGAAGATTGATAACCTTATCAGATTTTTCAAGGACTTTTGGCCTGCTATTGTTGGAGCATACTTATTATTTGGAACTAAGTTTGGTGGTTTAATTAGAACCATTGGTGGTTGGGCAGTTAAAATTATTAAATTTGCTGTACCAAAATTACTTAGATTTGTATCACGGAATCCAAAGGCAGCAGCAGCATTAGCAGTTGCTGGTGGTGTTGGAATGTTGGGTGCAAGAATATTAACGGGTACAGAAGTTGATGGTAGTGAAGAAACACCTGAAGAAGAGCAAACTCCAGAACAAAAACAAGAAGCAGAGTTCAAAGCAGCACAAACAACAGCAACAGAAAGTTTAAAGGAAGAAGAACCTGTAAAAATGTCTAAGGGTGGTAGAGTCCCTGGATCTGGAAATAAAGATACGGTTCCTGCAATGCTCACTCCAGGTGAGTTTGTGATGAGTAGGGGGGCAGTTGCAAAATATGGTACAGATACAATGAGATCTATGAATGCATCTGGTGGTGGCACAGGTATTCCAAGTCTTATGTCAAATGGTGCATTTGGATATTCAAGCGGTGGTGGTCCTGGTATAGAACCATCTGAAGAACCTGGTGGAAGAAATAAAGAAGGGACAGAAAAATCTAAACCTAGTGGAAACTTCTTAACCAAATTATTTGGTGGAGGACAAAAGAAACCACCAGCAGCTGAGACTCCATCAGGCAGTAGTCTGACTGAAACTCAACAAAAAGCATTGCAAGTTCTTGCAAAATATGAGTCTGGAGCAGCTGGATATGATGCAGTCAATCAAATAGGAACTGCTGGTGGTAGAGGAGTTAAAGGATTCTCTGGTAACATTAAAAAAATGCCACAATATAGTGGTAGATCATTAACAGATTTTACCATAGCAGAAATTAAAAAATTACAATTAGATGACAAAACAATGTCTGATGATCAATGGATAGAGTCTGGTAAACTTCATGCTGTTGGTGCATATCAATTCATTGGTAATACTCTTCCTGGAGTTGCACAAAGAGCAGGTATACCAGACGATGCTAAGTTCACCCCTGGTGTTCAGGATCTGATGGCACTTCAGTTAATGAAAGAGCGTGGAATTTCCCCTTGGGTTGGTCCAAGTGATAAAGCAACTCCTTCGGAGAGAGCAATCGTTGAGAAGGCAAGAAATCAACCTATAGCATACAGTCCATCAATGTCTACTGGAGGAGCTATCACTGCATCTGCTGCATCTTCTGGAAGTGCCTTAAGTAGTAGTAGTGGTAGTAGTGGTGGTAGTGGGTCAACATCTACGTCAGGTGGTAGTAATAAAAAACCAAAGAAATTTAATTATGCACAGTTGAGAAAAGAATTGGGTGTGACGACAGCATCTGTTTCTAAATCATCAAGACCATCATCTACTGCTGCATATTCTCAGATGCAGAATAATACTCAACAGACACCACAAACACAAGGTGAAAAAAGCGTTTCACCTGGAATTCCAACATTTGATGCAGCTGCAATGTCTTCTCAAAAGAAGATAAAAACTTTAGGGATAACGGTGTAATCTATGGCAATTACTGCACAAAAGTTACTCCCTCAAAGTAAAAGTGGAACAATAACTCCGATAAAGAAAGGTGCAATTACAAAAATTACACCAATAGGAACAAAAGAATCTGCTGTAGAGAGCAAGGGTGAAAAGAAAGATACTCTTATAGTCATAAAAGAGAGATGTATTGAGATAGATACTCTTCTCAGAGGTTCTCTTGCGCTAGATAAAATTAGGGCAGATCAAGCACGAAAGAAAACAGAAAAACAAACACGTTCCAAAAAAGAAACTGAATTAGAAAAAAGTGACGACAAAGATGAAAAGAAAGGAAAAGGTCTTAAACTTCCTAAGATAAGTTTCTTTGATCGTATCAAAAATTTTATTAAGAATGTTATTCTTGGTTTTATTGTAGTTAGGTTATTAAAGTTTGCTCCACAAATAGCAAAAGTTGTATCTTTCTTGAAACCTGTTGCTAAATTTATCTTTGGTATTGGTGAAAAACTATTAGAGGGATTTGTTAATCTTGTTGACTTTGGATATAAGATTTACGACTCTGGTAGAAAGTTTATTGGTGATAAGTTAGGTGAAGATGCATTAGCAAATTTTGACAAACTGTCTGGCGCAATCAATACAATGCTGAACTTGGCATTGATTGCTGCTATGGCAACAGGTGCTGGTCTTGGTCGTGGTAAAACTCCTAAAGTCAAACCGAAAGTTAAGACAAAACCCAAAACAAAGGGTAGAGTTAAAATTGATAAAAAATTGAAGAAAATGGGTCTGACTAAAGAGCAGATCAAAGCATATAATAAAGCAGTTGATGGTGGTGCTAACACTACAGGAGCACTTGCACAAGCAAAAAAAGTCAAACCAAAACCAAAAGGGTTATTTGGTAGAATTGGGCAGGGATTTTCCGATCTTGGTACAGCAACTAAAGACCTTGCAACCAAAGGTGTTAAAGCACTTGGTGGTGGATTAAACTTTTTATCTGGTGGCAATCTTGGTAAGTTTGGAAACTTCTTACAAGATCAATATAAGAACGCATCTAAATTCGCACGGAACTCATATGATAAGGTTGCTCAAGTTGCTTCAAACTTAAAAAATAAAGCCTATCAAGGCATTGATAATTTTAAAAAGGGAGCTGCTAATATTGCAGATAATGTAAAAAAAGCAGCAATCCAAAAAGTTATAGAACCTTTAAAACCAATTTTTGATCCAATATTAAATCAGGTAAAAAAAGTTGGTGAAAATATTATGGGTATCTTAAGAAAGATACCTGGATTTGAACTCGTAGAAAAGGTTCTAAGGAAGAATGGTATAAAAGGTATTGGTGATACGAAAGGACTTCTCAAGAAAGTAGGTGGAAAAGCAATACCAATTGTTGGCGGTATCGTTAACCTCTTATTTGCATATGATAGACTTGCTCAAGGTGATTTGATTGGTGGATTACTAGAGGGTGTATCTGGTGTTCTTGATTTATCTGGTGCATTTGGATTCGTTCCTGGCCCTGGTATTTCTATGGGTATTGATGCATATATGTTTGCCCGTGATTTTATTCCTCAAATTCAGGAGACTGAAGGAAAAGTTGTAAATGGATTAGGTCTTGGTGGATTAAAGGGTCAATTAGAAACCCTATCTAAAAAACTTCCAGATCTTTCTACCATTGCAAAAATGTTTACTGGTGGTGATCCAAAAAAACCAATGATTGGTGGTAAAACAGATACTCCAGGAACTACTAAATCAAACCTTGGTTCTACTCCCACTGCTCCTACTACAGCATCAGGAAATAGTGATGTTAAAGTTGGAGGTAGTAATGTTGTCGCCATTGGTAAAGACTTGACTAATAAAGGATTTACTGTTGCAGAACATCCAGATTTTACTAAGGATACATCTGGTGGTGCATATACTCCTGGTGAGGGATCAGTATCTAATGTGCATAGTGGTGCTGGTCACTATGAATCTAGAGCAATTGATGTCACTAATTTTAAGGGAGGAGACCCAGGGTATAAACAATCATATCTTCCTGTATTAAATTCACTTGAGAATAATTCTGCAATCAAAATGCTAATTCATGATACATGGGGATTCTACAAAGATGGTGGTAAGTCTGGTCCTGGATCATATGGACACCCTGAACATATGCACATTGAAGTAAAGGATAAAGGTGGATTCATTGGTAAGGGACTGTTTAAAAATATGGGTGGTATTGAATTTGTTCTTGATCATGACACCACAAAGGCACTTGAGAAGAAACTTCCCGGATTCTTGGATGCTATAAACAAAGCAGATGGAAAATCAGTGATGGATGTTCTTGGAAAATATGCATCATATGATATGCCAGAAGTGATTCCAGTTCCTATCCCACAACCAATTCAAAATACAGTTGGTAATGCATATGAAAAAGCAAAGACGACGACTAACACTATCATTGCTAAAGGAAAGGAAGCATTCAGCGATATCTTGTATATGCGTTAAATAGAACTAAGAGGTAATAAACATGTCAGAGAAAAAAGTAACTGGTGCTCAGTCTAATCCGGCTTTTATTGAAAGGTTGGATATCTTTTCAAATAAAGATCAAAGTAAGACTGTATCTATCTTAAATGGTGTAGTACAGTTGTTGTACTATGAGAGTCTTCTTCAAGACTCTGTAATGGCAACTGTTTCCTTTACTGACTCTGGAAGTGCGATTGATAATAAGAGTGCTCTTGAGGGGTTACCTATCGTTGGAAGTGAAAAAGTAGAATTTAAAATTAAAGATAATAATAATGAACGAATAGAATTTACTTTCTATATTAATAAAGTAACTCCAGTAGAAGACAAAACAACAAAAGGTCTCAACAATCTTCACTTAGTTGCAAAAGAATATATTCTCAATGATGAGGTTAGAATCAATAAAAGATTTAATGGTAAGGTATCAGAAACAGTCAAAGAGATACTGACCAACTTCTTAGAAACTGAAAAAGATATCACCGACATTGAAGATACAACAGAGTTGAATCAGATTCCTGGTCAATGGAAACCATACTACACATTGAACTGGTTATCTAAGAAGTGTGCTCCCACTGATATAACACCTGGAAAGACTGCAGGATTTTTCTTCTACGAAACCTCAAAAGGATATCATTTCAAATCAATTGATACTCTACTGAGTCAGGAGAAGAAGAAGTCAATTATCTATAATGAAACTCCTGACTCAAGAGGTGCTAACATCCCAGAAGGATATGATATGAAAGCATTAACATTCTCAAAGGACAATCGCATCAATGTTCAAGAAAAAATGCAGGCAGGATCTCAATCAACACGAATTGTTTTGTTTGATCCTGGACCCAACATGAAGTATGAAGTCTTGAATCCAAAGGCTACAGGAGATGATGGAGTCGAGGATTCTTTGAAGAAAGGGGGAAAGGAACTACCAGTTCTGAACCCAGAGTTTAACCGTCAAGGCAAAAACAAACAGTTCTCAAGGACAACTTATATTATAAAAGACACTGGGACACTACCATCAGGGAGCACGAAACAACAGATTGAAAAGTCAAAGGATCCAAACTTTAGACCTGAACTGATTACCAATCAGGCAATTATGCGTTATAATCAACTGTATGCTTCTGAGATTGAGATCACTGTTCCTGGTGATTTTTCTCTACATGCAGGTGATGCAATATACTTTGATGCACCATCAGCACAGAAGGATACAAAGAATGACGATATTGACCGTCAAATTGGTGGTCTATATATTATATCAGCATTATGTCATTTAGTTAATGCACAAGGAACTTATACAAAGTTGAATTTGGTAAGAGATTCTTTTGGAAGAATGGGAAAAACACCACAAACAGGCAAACCAGCCACGGAAACAAAAGTTCCTGGTACACAACCTTCATACCAAAGAACGGTATCAAGTGCATCATACGATACCACAACTACTTTTTAATTACTATTATGGAAAAAAATATAGAGACTCATATCGAAAAGGATAAACAAATTCTCGAAGATCCAACCATTTCTCCACAAATGCGCCGTCATACTGCAGATGAGTTAGATCATCTTGAGACATACCATAAAGCACATCCAGAAGATCATCACGATCCCTCAGCATTAGAAATGTATTGTGATGAGAATCCTGAAACAGACGAATGTAGAATTTACGAGGACTGATGGAAGGAGGAACACTATTTGATCCTGGTTTTTTAGGAACACAATTTATTTGGTGGATCGGTCAAGTTGCCGACGATTCTGAATGGAGAAATAATTCACTGTCTGGAAAATTTGAAGATCCAAATAGTATCCCTGGATGGGGCAGGCGATATAAAGTTCGCATCATGGGTCTCCATGATAAGGAAGAGGAGTCTATTCCTTCAGATCAGTTGCCTTGGGCGAATGTCATGTATCCCATCACTGCTGGTGGTGGACAAGCAAATGCAAGTACAACTTCTGCATTACGTCAGGGTAATTTTGTCTTTGGATTCTTCATGGACGGACAAGACCAACAGGTCCCCGTCATCATGGGAATCATGGGGCAAAATGCTCAGACTCCGATGTCAACGAAGATTGGCAATACAGGATCTAATTTTGCTGCTACCAGTGGATATGCTGAAGGAAAAACACCTCCGGTAGGAAGTGCCAAACCAATAGCTCCTGATGAAGGTTTAGTTACAAAGAAACCAACAAATTCTGCATTAGGAAAAGCACTTGCACCAGCACCTCCTGGAGTCAAACTTAATAAATTTGGACTGAGACCAGATCAACCTCTTAGTGCAATTCCAGATGGTTTACAAATCGCAAACGCTGCAAGAGAGCAGGCAAGAAACGAAGGTAAGTCAGTTCAGGAAGTAGAAGATGCCGCAATGCAAGCGGTAGCAGGTCATGTTAAAAAATTAAGAACACAACAAGAATCTCCATCAACACCAAGTCAAGGTAATCCAACAAAGGAAAACCCTGATGCGATGCATCAACTCTCTTCTGCTGATGTAAAACGTGAGACTAAGATCAGAGAATGTAATGTTATAATGAAACCTGATCCTGATCAGTTTGTTCAGTCAGCAATATCATCAATTCAAACAATCATTACTAAATTGACAGAGAGATTAAATTCATATCTTGCTGCAATATCAAGTTATATTGATGCAGTATCAAGCACAATTTCAAGTATACAGAAATTAATCTCTGATGCTGCATGTGAGATTGCAAAGTATATGAAGATAATCTTTGATAAGATTATGGAGTACGTCATGAAACAATTGAATAAGGCAATGACAAATGCCGTAGCAGCATTACCTATTCATATGCGAACAATGTTTGCAGACTTAAAAGAGCAAATTGGAGAATTAATTTTATGTTTATATGGAAAACTTACTGCAGATATTTGCGGCCAAATTGAGGGTCTGCTATCTGATGCCTTAGATATGGATAATGCTGAAGCAAAGGCAAGAAGAAATTATGAGAACAATGATGTAGATAATTTAAAAAGAAAACCAATGGTTCCAACATGTTATGCTGAAGATGTTATTGGAAGTATTTTATATTCAAATCAAACACAAATTGATGATGCCAACAGAAATATTTTAGATAATGTAAATGAATTTGTTAAAGATATGCAAAGTGAACTTGCAGGTGTGAGTGGATCTATATCTGATATTTTGAGTCAAATTACTGATGTTGCTGGTAGTATCAGTGGGGCTCTCTCTTTTACAAATATCAGTCTTAATATTTTTGGTTGTGAACTAAAACCAAATGTAGCAGTATCTGATAAGTATTGTATGGCACATGGTGGATCTGCACAACCAGATACTAATTTCCCAAGTATCAAATCTATTGAAAACTCAGTGTCTAATGGAATTGATAAAGTTCTTCCACCACCACCAGAGGCATTCGCACCACCTCCTGCAGGAACTGCTGATATTGATCTTGACACTCCTATATCACAACAGGAGAGAAATGCAGTGCGGCAGGGCAATATTGTTGACGAACAAGGGAATAATATTGGTACGATTACCTCCAGGGGTAGCACATAAATATACAATATGAAGGCAAAGTATAACCGATAATGTCGTTCAATCTCTTCGGACCAGCAGACAAATGTGATATTAAGGTTGGATATATTTCAACCACAAGAGGTTATGTGGATAATGTCAGTAGACATGAT